TCTCCGGCATTAATTAGTTCTTTTAAAGTCTTACCGGACGGAGTATCAAGAACTTTAATTTTACCCATAACATCCTTGCCTTCCCACCATACATCCGTAACGATATGAGAGACATTTTTAAGATTAACAACTGAATCATCTGGGTGGTCAAGTTCACCGCAAGCACGATTATCTTTAACAACGATAATATAATTCTTGATCTCACGACTTAAAACATCATAAGGATAGACACGGCCGTTACCATTTTGCTTGTCAGCAGTTTGGATACGACCTGTAAGATACATTGCACCATTAGAGATCTCCCGCTTCTCTCGTTCTGTTAAGAGATCAGGGCACATCCCATCAGGACATAGTTCATAAAATTCTTGTAAAAGCTGTTTAGACATTTTGTATCCTCAAAAAAAAGCGGGCGCGACCCGCTCGAGTTAAGATCCGCTGCAACAACGACGAACTGGTTGTAACATCCATTTCTTATTCATTTTTTGCTCCTTGGTTAATCTTAATTCCATCATCATTCACAAGCATGCTTAAAAAATATGATGTTCCTGATGAGATCCATCCACAAATCAAAAAATTTGCAAATGTGTAATCAAATGTAAATAGTTCGGTAAAGCCGTTTAAGGTGAATAAAAGGGCTCCAACCCAAAATCCCATACACATAGGACAATGCCATACTTTACCCCATCCACGGTAAGCATCTTTAGCAGGTCGAATGTGATCAAAGATTGATCCATATACAAGTATTTGAGTTAATCCGTATGCGGTCAATATAAACCACAACCAACCAGCATCAAATTCTAAAAAATTTACGTTCATTTTTACCTCTAATAATAATATCCACCGTAAGGGTAAGCACCAAAGACATAAGGGTTAATTGATCCTTTTTCTTCTTCTTGTGGCACTTCACCAAGTTCGGTTGAATCTTGTTTATCTGGGTGGCTTAAAGTGTTGTCATACATTTGTTCGTACTCTTCTACGGCTTCAAAGTATGGTCTTTCGCTTTCAATCCATTCAGAAATCTGATTAAGAACAAGGGGAAATAATTTTTCTTTCATTTCAGAATTTGACATGTCGAGCATCTTACCCTCAAGGGAGCCATAGACATTTCCACCTTGAATTGTATCATATGCAATTACTCCTTTCTTTCTCAATCTTTCCATAAGTCGAGAGGAAGTACCGTAGACAACATCAGTTGCCAAATCTTTTGCAAAAGTTACAATTTTTTTTCTTTCAACCATTACAACAATATCAATATCTGGGTGGTCAAAAATCATAAGATCACCATTGTGTGCTTCTCTAATATTTAATTTAAATTTAATTTCATAAAGATTTGGATCAGGAACCGTTACCTTGATTTTTTCAGGCTTTTTCACATTAACCTCAACACCTCTATCATCAGGTGGACCTTCCGGCACAGTTGCAATTGTAACATTAATTCCCATTTTTTGTTACCTCATGCACTAAATCTTGGATATAAAACAAGTCCCTAAGCATTTGTTCGTCTAACCTTCTTTCCTTAAAACTATTGAGTTTATCAACAACTTTTGAGGCATTCTGGGCATAGGTGCCTTCGTTTAAGGTTTGAAGGGAAGTTCGGAGACGATGAATCTCTTCATTGATAAATGACTTAAGTCCCACACCATTATCCGAGAACGAAATAATAAAATTTGTCAAAAGTTCTCTCTGCTCTTGGCGAAGAGACTCCGCATAGGTATCATTAAATTTATTGACGAAAGTTTTGTATGTAAGATTGTCGATGTGCTTCATCTTAGACTCGACAAGAGTGTCTCTTCTAAACTCGACAACTCTGTGCTCGATAAGTAATCTTTTCTTTGCTGGGAGCTTCTCTTGCTTGAAGAACATATCAGCTGTGGCCATGTTCTTGTAATTTCCAATAAAGTTATTCCAGATTCCAGAATTAAAGGATTCGTTGATTTGCTTGATAAGTTTTGTCTGAGCATTAAATACTGCTTTACGGTCAAGCTTGTCATAGTCTCTTTTAATCTCGTAGATAACACGGAGAGATTTTGCATATTCTGTCTGCTCTGTGCCTTCTAGAAGCGAATTGTAGATATCAAGATCTTTCTTGAGAATTGTTCCTTTTTTAAAGTTTTCTTTTATGACCTCGGTGATTTTTAATTTAAGGTCGTTGTTTCCCTGAACTATTGCTTTTGTTAATTCTTTTACTAAACATTCGTAAAGAAAAGCGGTATTTCTTTTCTTATTGTGCTTCATGCTTATCATCCTTTTTTACTAAACTTTCAAGTAATTGCTTTACATCATTACTAAGTGTAAATAGTTTCTCTTCTTCCAAGTTATCATTTTCTTGGTTTTCTTGGAACATGCCTTGGGCTAACGAGTCCAAACCACCGTATCCTGTCTTGCCCGGAAAAGTTGTTCTTGCAGTTGATCCACGAATCTCTCCAGCAGTTGCTTCATTGGACATTTGCTGACCTAGCCTTGGTTTGCGAGGTTTTCTTTTCATTTTGTATGGTCCTCGTGGACTTGCATCATCGTTCCTTTTAGCGGGTGGCTCGGCCAATAATGTTGACTCTTCTCCTCCGCCTGCGGGTTCTGCTGCGGGTTCTGTGGTGGCTTCTGGTTCGGGAGAAGCAGCAGTATCCGTATCATCTCCACCAATATCACCAATATTATCACCACCGAGATCAGAGCCCAAATCAGCAAGGCTCGATCCACTTCCGGCATCACTGGATTCATCAGGTTGTGCGGCGGCTTCAAGAGCGGCCCCAAATTTGCGATCATGAAACATTTCTCTCTGACAGCGAATAAACTCATCAGCAGACATGCCAAACATATGCTCAGCGATCCATCGCTTTGAGAAAAAGCCTTCTGTTGCATTTGAAGCAACGGCAAACTTTTTATCCCAATGCTCCAATTCTTGAAGCTCTGCGATCTTTGAGGGATTGTTAAGGGCCAACTTGAAGGAAAGCAAATCATCTCCACGAAAGCCGAGGGTAAATAGATGAATGATTCCAATTTTTTCTAACTCCGAAATAACGACTCGTTGAAGTCTTTGAATGGTTCTGGCGAAACGAATATCTTTTTGAGCAAGAGTTGTTTTGTCCTCGGTTGCTCCTTCGCCCATTGATAGATATGATTGCGGAATTTTAAGAGCAGAGAACAATTTGTCTCTGAGATACTTAACATCATCAATACCGCCATTATAAGAAGATCCGGGCAGGTTTGAAATATCGGATGATGATCCGCCACGGACAGGAATAAAATAATCTTCCTCGATTGAAAGGGGGTTGTAACGAAGATCAACACGACCGGTGGTTGGGTCAGTAACTTGATGTCGCTTCATTTGGGTCATGACCTTCTGCATATATTGCTCTACATCTTCAGGGGCAATATTTCCAACATCAATTTTAAAAAGTCTTCTTTCTGGTGCTCGAACAATACGGTAAGCCATCATGGCATCTTCTAGCATTGTAAGCTGTCGCCAAATACGACGGGCTGGCTCAAGAACAGAAGTTCCATATGGAGCAAACTTATCATTGCCGAGGATACGAAAGTGGGCGACCTGCCAGTTCTCG